CATCGAATATTAAAGAAAATGAATGCCGTTTATAATATTTTTATGAAATTAAAAGATGATTTATCATTTGAACCAATTATTTATTTACAAAAACCATATGTATGTTTGGATAATTATGTTTATCATTTTAAAAATAAAAAAAATACTAACGATATTGATAAAATGAAAGAATTATTATCAGTTTATGAATATATGTTTTATTTTGTACTCAATAGAAAAGAAGAATTAGAATTTGATTTATCAACATTTACAACGAAATATATAAAAGAATTGAACTATATGCTCGAGTACATAAATATGATTCAATAATATTTTATATTTTTTTCCATGAACAAATATTATTTTTATTTGGTTTGGAAATATACATATTTCCATCATTACCTATCATTTTTTTATTACAATTTTCATTCGCTGGATATGGTGGAGACTTTCTATTTTTATATTTTTTCAATGTTTTACTATGATTATTTATAGCATTTCTATCAGAAACACTCTTTATTTTTTCAGTCATATTTTTACGTTGTTTTTCATTTAATCCTAAAGGATTTGTTTTTGTTTTTAAAGCATATTTTAGATTACGAATCCATGTCGACTTACAATTTCCTTTACAAGTTCCTGTTCCTATTTCTGATAATATTTTCATAGCTCCATTATAAGTACCAATAAATGGCATAATATATATTATAAACATAAAAAATTGATGAATTTATTACATAAATTAGTATTATAAAAACAAAATAATACTAATACAAAACTCAATAATATGACACGTGACCAACGCTTTCGTGATTCTTTTGATGAATTCTTTATGACTGAAATCAAAAACGATGAATTAAAATATTATAATCCTTTGCGTCTATTAACAAAAAATACAAAAAAAAATGTTCATGAATATATTTTAACAATTCCCAGTAAATATAAAATATGTGATATTACACATGACATATTTGATGAAGACGGCCAATTAATTCATCCACGCGACTCTGTATATACAGACCAGGTATTACCAGACTTTGATTATTTTGAAACAAAATTCTTAGATTATTTCGATAAATATCGATTATTTGATGGGTTCAAGATTCTTTCATGGGCATATGTTTATAATATGAATACTAACGAAAACCATTTTGAATCAGATAACCCCTCATTCAATGTAACCATAGATGTATGTTATTATAAAAACCATTCTCCTTATCCAATAAAACCAGAATTAGAAATTACAAAAGCAAAATATAATAAATTATTAAAAATACACAATGATTTAAGTGAAGAAAATGACCGTTTATCAGAACAAATAGAAGAATTACACGATTTAGTTATTATGAATGAACAGAAGAATCGATTTCTTCATAGAAAAATAAGAAAATTAAATGAAATATTTTCAAATAATCATAACCGGATAACGAATAAAATAATAGAATTATTAAACGAACAAAATAGTTATGAAGATTGTCCAGTATGTTACGAAAAAATGGATTCAGAAACAATTATAGTTCCAGGGTGTTGTCATTATATATGTTATGACTGTATAAAAAAATGTGAAAGTTGCCCAATATGCCGTGAAAAATATTGTATAAAATGTAATTAGTTTTCTATATATAATATAATATATTATAACCCATTAAAATTGAAAGCAGAATAACCATTCGGTTGACTACTATTTATAGTAGTATTCACTTCTGTTTTTTTATTGTTTGAAGATAAATTACAAATAACTCCATAACTCGTAGTTAGAATACTAGTACTATATATTGTATTATTACTCAAATTTAAACCCAAGTTAAATTTCATATAAATATCATATATGTATCCTGGTTCTGTAAATAAATATACATTTGATACTTGTAACATACCACTATATAATACGGCTGCATATGAATTATATATACTCGTAGGAGTAAATGATATATTATAATTCATAGAAATATCTCTAGATGGTATAATAGTTGCTGTTTTCTGTAATGTAACTTTTTGATTACTATAATATGCTGTTAATTCTATTGAATTAATATTTAAACTGATATCATTAAATTGTAATGGTCGATTTAGTATCGCGTTGGAAATATTTGTTCCATTCACATATAGTCCAATAGGAATACTAAAAGAATATGTATAAGAATATTGGTCTATGTTTGGTTTAATATATAATGTAAAAATTTTAGTTTCTACACCAGATTGACATTTTATATCATTAGTAGTAAAATATTTCCATTTATCATAATCGTTCGAATCAGCAAATGCGTAAGGATTCGTTTTTGTAGCATAATTATATAATGGTACATTCGGATTATATACTAAATATGTTATAGGACCAGGAATACCAGATGAAGACGTAGGAGTAGGTATTAAGTCATCCATAGAACAATCAGGAATAGTAGCTTTTGTTTCTGTTATTGTATAATTACCGGTAGTATTATCGATATTAGTTGTAAAAATACTAGTAAATGATGATTTTTGTGTTTTTCCACTCACTAATTGTGCCCAACGTTCAGTTTTTTTAAATTTATTTGTTTTTGTATTTGTTTTATTACCTTCATATTTCAATATTTCAACTTTTCTACGCATATCAAAATCTTTTTGATTAAATTGAGGATATTCAACATATGGAGATACTTTTTCATATCTAATTGGTGGAATATTAAATAACATTTGTATTTTCCGTTGTTGGCATGCTGTACTTAACGGTATATCTCCCATTTTTATAATATATATATCAAATTATATTTTCAAGACAGAAAATTATAGTTGTTGTGAATACCATTGTCTAGATAAATAATTAAAGTTTTTATTTTGTAATGAACTAGTATCTGCTATATTTAAGTTAGGACCATATAGAACAACTGCGTTAATTTCGAATACATTCAATGCTCTACTATAATAACGTAAATTCGATAATTTACCATTAAATCCACCATTTTGACATAAATTAATATCATTGAAATTTTGTTTTGGAACGTTCAATAAAACTAAGCGATTTGATATAACTCCATTTACATAAACATCCAAAATAGTATTTTTTATACGTATAGCCACATGTACCCATTTACGAATAGGTATATTATCAATATTGATTCTATTATTTGTATCTGTACTATTAACAGTATCCATTATCACTAATAAACTATTATTTTTAGGTCCTAAATAAACACCGGGACTATTATTAATAGTAGATATAGCGGATGTTTTATCAAAATTACTATCTCCTTTATTGAAAATATGTTGATATTTATTATTTTCATTACCTAAATCATTCAAATATATCCAAAAACTCCATGTTAATTCAATACCAGAGGTTTGGTTATTTGAACGCTTTATAGGTATAGTATCTTTTGATTTTGGGTCTTGTGATACTACTTTACTATTTGTTCCATCAATCATACCTTTTATAATATATGGGTCGTCAGATGGAGTAAGAAAATATCCTATTAAAATAATCCCTAAATTAACCAAAAACATAAAAACTATTAAAACAAGAATTAAAAAGGCTATTTTTGCTATTACTGTGTTAGAACTTAAAAAAGAACTAGAAGCACCAACTCCTGCTGTAGCCGAATCCGAAAATTGGTTGATAGATTCTGTAATACTTGATTTCACATTATTAAATGTATTACTTACGTTATCAAATCCGGTTTTTACAGATTCTGGTATTTGTATTTGTTGTGCCTGTATTGGTTGAAAATTATTCATTTATATTCGTTATATTATATTATAATATAACGATTTTTTATTTTGTGGGTTTTATCTTTTATTCTTATCGTAAATTCTAGAACAATGCGAATTTCGATTGAACGACATTATCTTTTAATATTGCCACGTTGATTCCATAAGATGAAAGAGTTTTTGAAAGACTATTACCTCCATTGCCTTCCATATAATTACTCCATGCTGTTTGTGGGTCTACTGGGCCAGTCCAACGTTTGAACATAGCAGCATACGCATCAAATGAACTGAATGGTACTACGGATACATCCGAATTTCCTAAGAAAACTGGAACTGTTATATCTCCTGGAGTTTTTGGCATATTACCTATGGTTGTTTGTCCAGAATTTGTAATTGTATAAAAGCGTTTGGATTTTACTAATTTACCATCCATATATACATCTACAAACTGATTATCAACACTAACAATAATATGACACCATTTTTGAATAGGGAAATTATCAGTAACAGTAAGTGTTTCAACGACTGGTGTAGCCACTGTGCTATTACTCATTGTCATATCTAATTTTAACATCGGACTACTCTTATCTAAATATAATTTTAAATTATCTTTACGACTAAAAATAGTCTTATTGGCATTAATATCCCAACTATTTACATAAATCCATATTCCATACGCATATCTAGTGTTTGTTGGACTAGTAATATTTGTAATTTGCGTAACAGGCGTTTTTAAACTAGCACTTGATTGAATAGTTGTGGATTTAATTGTAAAATATCTATACAAAACATAAATCAATATAGCAATAACAATTCCTAAAATAATAAGCACTGGATTCATTATTTTTTCGATTACTTTTATATTAAATCATTATAAATTATTTACAGGCGGATTTTTATTCATTAGTAAATTATACATATTTACTATTTGGAATTGTGTTAAAGGTTCTGTATAATATTTTATATTACATATAGCTCCATATAAACCATCAGTATTACCTATGGTTATTTGATCACTCACAAAAAAGTTTTGATTATTATTTTCAGTAAAACTATACGATTTTTCTAAATTACCATTTATAAATAAATCTACCATACTATCTCTATAGTTAAATACGAAATTATGCCATTTTTGGTCAGGTAAAGATATTTCATAACCAGATTTATCACTATTTGACTCATTGAAATAAAAAATGTATTTGTCTGTATATTTAGAATCATACGAATCGTTATAATATGTTACTCTTGGTTTTCCATTACCATAATCGAAAATATTTGTTTCTTTTGAATATGCTTTATATTCACTGGATTGTTTATTTAAATAAACCCATAATGATATGGAATAATTACGTCTAAATGTGTTTTTTTGAGAATTATTTGGGTCTAAATCAGGTATTTTTAAATCAGATGAACTGGATAATATTTGTTGTTTATCCAAAAAAGCGGATTCTTTTAATATTACAATTCCATCTTTACTTGAGAGTTTGTTCAATAGTTTTGGTAAATAAAAATATAACAATATTAATATTATTTCTAGTATAAATAAAATAAACACTATATTTGTTGTCATTTTGAATTCATTCAAAATGTATTTTATAAAAATAATTAATAGACATGGAATATAAAATAGTAAATACACGAAAAATCCAGTCCAACCTGATAACGATTTTAAATAATTACTAAAGATATAAAAGAAAATAGCTAATCCTACTAATATAATTACTAATAATAATACATTTATTATATAACTCGCTACTAAGAATGTAGGAGAATTTGTATTTGTAAAATAATATAATAATGTAGATACAAAAATTAACAATAGGGCATAAACTAATAATTTATAATTTGAAGTATTATTTTTTGTTTTATTTATCAATAAAAAATATATCATAACAAATGGTATTATCAATCCAAAAATATAAACATATAACTTTGTAGTTACGGCAGTTATATCTTTAGCAGCATAACCTAATATTATTATTGCTACTAAAATAAAAACATAGATTATTCCATATTTTATTAAGCAATTTTGTAAATCGTTATCGATTAATACATTATTTATAAATTCAGAAAAATCATTTCTTTTGTCATTGATAAATTTAATCATGGAACTAATTATTTTTTGAAAAAAATTTTTTATTCTATCTAACATTTTCAATAAAATATTTATGACTTGTATATTATTTGTGAATATATTTATTCATAAATAATATCTATTTTCAACAGATGAATTATAAGTTCTCAATTGCTGTTTTTTTACCATGACAATCTCTACATAAAGCAACTAAATTATCTACATGATTCGAACCACCTCTTTCTAAACGTATTGTATGATCTACCTCAAACCACGCTGGTAATTGTTTCTTACAATCTCCACATGTCCAATTCTGTCTTGCTGCTACAAACTTCTTTTTTGTTTCACTTACTGAACGTTTTGTCGATTTTTTGCCAGAATTCATTATTTTAGATTCAGCGTTTGATTGATAATTCGGCATTGGTATAACTGGATAGTTATAGTCATTCGCATAACCATTGTTTTCGACAAAATTCTGTTTTGACGTAAAATCTAATATAGGTGAAATGAAATTTGATGTATTTCTATCTATAGGTAAATATTTGATATAATCATTTGTAGTTGATACTATTTCTCTAGCTCTTAATGGATTACGTTTAATCAAAATATATAACATAAGCGCTATAAAAACTACACCTACTATCTGATAATATTTTTTCCATGACATTAATAGTTTCATATATTTTCCATCTGTATAAATATTAGCAATCACAAAAGCTGCTATTATAAAAATGATAATCTCAATTCTCATATATGAATTTTATTTATATTATCTATATTATATTGAGAAAGTTATTCATAATAGATATAGATTAAAATCACAAAAATCAATATAAGTGCAGCATGAATATAATGTTTTCGTAAATTTATTTTTTCTGATAAATAAATTGGTTTAGGTTTATACTGGGCTCTATATTTTTCTAAAGCGAGAGGTAATGATATCTGTTCTTTTCCTAATAGAACATTGAATTTATTATGAATAAAATGTACCCATCTAACGAAAGAATCGCGATTATCTAAATATGGTGTTACCGGATATTTATCTAAAAATTCACTAAATTTATCTCCCATTTCAACTACTGGAATAAATAGAGGCATATTTTGTATCAAATCATAGTATTTCTTTTTTGTAATACTATTCGGTGTAATGGGATAAGACTCTGCTATTGTATGTAAAAAAAACCAATAATGCGGCCCCCAAACATCTGGCTTGAAAAAATTTTTGTTAGATAAATCCATTCTTTGATAAAGTAAATATATAAAGACATGTTACTATAATCAAATAGGATAATCGTATTTGAAAAATTAAAAATGAATGATAATTATTGTAATAATTGTGGTAAAATAGGACATTTATATCATCAATGTAAAATGCCGATTACTAGTATAGGAATAATAGTATATCGTATAAATAATAACAATAACATAGAATATCTAATGATAAGACGAAAAGATACTTTAGGATATATAGATTTTATGCGTGGTAAATATTCTGTATATAACAAAGATTATATCATTAATATGCTAAAACAAATGACCAATCAAGAAAAAGAAAATATCAAGAACATGTCTTTCGATTCTTTATGGAAATCTATATGGGGTAATGAACATATTTCAAACCAATATAAATCAGAAGAATTAACTTCCAGAGAAAAATTCAATGTTTTAAAAAAGGGTATTTTAAATAAGAATGATTTTTATAATATGGATATGTTAATTGAATACAGTAATACATTTCCACTATGGGGCGAACCTGAATGGGGATTTCCAAAAGGTCGTCGAAATTATCAAGAAAAAGATTATGATTGTGCAATTCGTGAATTTTGTGAAGAAACTGGATTTAAGAATAATAAATTGAAAAATATTCAAAATATATTACCATTTGAAGAGATATTTACTGGTTCGAATTATAAATCTTATAAACATAAATATTATTTGAATTTTATGAATTACTCGGATACTACAAATATGGATAATTTTGAAAAATCAGAAGTAAGTAAAATGGAATGGAAAACATATCAAGAATGTATTGAATCGATAAGGCCTTATAATTTAGAAAAAATAAAATTAATAACGAATATTCATAATATGTTGAAAACGTATAAAATTTTTAGTTGTTGAAACGTATATAATAATATCTATCAAATATATAGACATTATTAACATTTTCTTATGAAATTTGTAACAAGAAAAAATAATGATAAATCAAGCCATAATATGAATAAACATAATACTAGAAATACTAAAAAAATATTGGGTGGTAA